TCTCCTCTTTATTTATTATATGTTAGGTTTTTGCTTTTATGTAGCTCATTTTGATAGATAGTAAGTTTCTCTAAAATTTCAAATTCATCACATCCCTCTGCTTCTAATTTTTTTTGATATGCTTCTAATTCTTTTTGTTCATCCTGATTTATTTCTACTTCTTTAACTTCTTTTTTATATTCTTTGTAATCGTTGAAAAATTCATTTTTTTCATCTAATTTTTCTACAATTTCTTTTTCAGATAAATTATTTTCAGAAATTATTTCAATTCCATTTTGAACATTTTTTATAACTTCTTCTTCATTTTCGCTGTTAATTATAGCATACTTTTTCACTGTATCTATTCCTCTATCTTTAAGTTTTTTCATAATTTCTTTATCATTGTATCCATACTGTCTTTTTAATTCTAAAGCATCTATTGCTGTCATTTCTCCATCTTCTATTGCTCTATCAGATGTAAATTTTGCAATTAAATAATCTACAAAATCATTTCCTTTGTCATTTGCTATCTTATCTGCTAATATCAATCGGTCATAGATTATTTTTTCTTGCTTATTTAAACCACTATATTTTTTATATTCTCTACTATTAAAAAATTTTCTTGTAAAAATTTCTACTTTCTCTGGAACTAAATTTGTTAAATCTCCTGTTATCCCACTATGTATACGATTATATACAGACGATATAGGAGAACCTCCTCTTCTTTGGTAAATAACATCAATCGGTATAGCTCCTTCCAATCCATCTTGAGCTATACCTAACATTGAATCAATATTTCCATCTAAAGCACTTTTGAATTGTGCTTCCATTCTTTCATCTTCAGAACTTCCTAATATTTTAGCTTCTCCATACTTTCCAGCAAGAGAGGCTATACCTAACAATGTTAATCCAGGTAGTCCAACAGAAGTTAAATCCTTTATATCTCTTCCTATAGCTTCTATTGAAAATCTATTTATATATGTTCCATCTTCTAATTCTGCAAATCTTACAGCATCCCCAAAATATTTTAATATACTTCTGTTATAGCTTGTAAACATTAATTTTATTTGTGCTGTCATATCATTTATTTCTGTATTATTTCTAAGTGGGCTTAGTGTATCTTCTTCATAAGCATTCCTTGTTATTAGTTGATGTATTTTTTTAGTTATATCTGAATACCCATCTTGATACAATGCTTTCTTTAATCCATTATCACTGCTATTTACTTCTTGTTTCCATAATTTAAAACTTTCATCATTTCCTATACCTAATGCTTGCAATAGCTTTTTAGATGATGGTTTTAATTCTACAAAATTTTCTGTATTTAGTATTTTCTTAATAGTGTTTATTCCTATAATTCTTGAGGCAATATATCTATTTTTTTGCATAGAGTTTTGAAACATCATTGAAGTACTACTTAATACATTTTTAAATTTAGAATATCCTGATATTTCTCCATTACCCAAAAGCATTTTGGCATTAACTCCCAATTCCATTAATGCTAACTCATCAGCATGATCTCCAGCTATAAATTTTCCAATTCCTCTATATAATTTTCCTAAATGATAAGAACTAGAAGCTAAAGGCTCTAATAAATTATATGCTGTTGATACAGCTGAAATAGGAGCGACAAGCAAATTTTTTGCTAAATTTCCTCCATATTTTAAAGTCTTTAATGTCGCTAAAACTGGATGGGATAATGTTTCTTTTATTCCACTAGCAAATAAAAGCCAACCTCTTGTAAAACCTAACATAGTATTAACTACTTCTTTTGCTGGCTCTTTCTGTGTTGAACTTTTAAATATTGATTCTGATTCTATAAAATTATTTATTTTCTCCATAACTACTGGTGCTATTTCTTTAAATCCTTTATTGTGTTCATATTCTTCAATAAAATTTTTACCATCTAAAAGGTTTTTTCTTAATATAGGTATAGTATTAAAGAAAGATAACAAACTCCCATCTTCCTTAACTAAATCATCTAAAACTTTAAAAGGTACTCCCCAAGTGCTCATTGCTGCTTGTTCGTTCATTATAAGTCTATCCATAATATTTAACATATCATAGTTATCTTTTAAATAGGGCTCTGCAAAATCTAAGAAATTATTTATTCTCTCTTTTTGACTTTCTCCTACAAAATTATTTTTTATAAATTTCATTAAGTCATAATTATCTAAGTCTGTTTCTTTTAGTCCAGCTTCTTTCATATCTAATTCAATTTCTCTTACATCTTTTGTAGTTTCTGTTAAAAAATGATGTAATTGTCTTTTAAAATTATCATCAAATTCTCCACCTTCTGCAATAAATTTTAAATTATTTAATTTTTCTCCAAATTTTTTTTTAAAAAATTCAATATCTTTTATTGCTAAATCTTCTAACATTTTATCTTTATTGATAGATAATTTAATAATAGCAGTATCAACTTTCTTTTGCTTTATTGCTTCAACATCATTGACTAATTTATCAATATTAAACTCTTTATCTCTTATTGTTTTACTTCCAATATTTAAAAATTCTTTATATGACATTTCTCCACCATTAGGCTTTGTTATAGCAATAGTTTCATATTTTGACCTTTTAGCTTCTAATACTGCTACCACTTCATCATAAGTTAAATTTTTACTTTTATAATCATTAAATACATCTGCAACTTCTTTGGCAAAACTTTCAATATTATTTGTATTTGATAAATATTTATTATATTTAGGAGAAGTTTTTAATAAAGCTTCATTTTCTTTAACATTATAAGTTATTCCATTTTCTATTGCTCTTCTAAAATTATTATTTTTCTTATATGAAAAATTTTTTAATTTGTTAATGTCCCAATCAGAATCTTCTACATCTTTTATTAAAAATGGCATTTGTTTTCTTTCTGATACTTGAAGCAAAACCGAATTAACCACTGATTTGTTTTCTAATGCTTCACCTAATACATCATTGTACCCTTGACCTTTAAAACTCATAGAAAGTGTATCATAAAACATTGGATGCATATCTCTCATAGATTTTAATGTTTCTACTTTATACCCATCTTTTGTTACTATATATGGAGCCGAAATATATCTATCAACCCAATCTAAAGCCATTTTATCCATATTTCTATTAGATTTTCTTATAGCTTCACTTAAATTAATTTCTTTTTTAGATTTAGCTTGTATTTCTATCCCTTTCTTTTTTAAAATATTTCCTATATCCAATAGCTCTTCTCTGCCTTTTGTAAAATCAATGATACCTGGTTCTACTCCTGTTCTTTCTTTAATAATGTTATTTTTAATTTCTTGTTTAGGAAATACTCTTTGCATTCCCTCTTCAATAGGTTGTGATTTTATAACTTCCTTCTTTATACTATCTACAATTTTATAATCTCTATGACTTAAATCAATAGCTGTTACTTCTCCTAACTCTTTTCTATAATTATCAAATACAATAGGGTCTAAAATATCTCCATTTATTGTTTTACCTTTTACGAATATATTATCTGTTGCAAAATTAAAAACTTTTTTCCCTGTGATTTTCACTAATGGAAATACTGCATTTGATACAACAGCTCCTCCAAGTGCTTGTACTAATTTTTCTGATGATTCTCTTTCTAGTCCTAATAATTTATCTTCCCAAGTATTAGAATAGTAATTATCAACAGTGTCAGAAAACATATTAGCCCCAAATCTACTTATTGAGGCAACAACACCACTACCAGGGACTAATACATTTACTGCTGTATTTATTGCAATATTTTTTGTTAATTCTATTGGATTAAATAAAGTTGAAGCAGCACCATACACTAATCGAGAAATAACTTTTTGAAATGTATTATCTCCTAAACTATTATAAAAATATTCGTATTCTCTCCTGTTCGCAAGCTCTGCCTCTCTATAAACATCCATTATTTCTTTTCTTTTACTTACTTTATTTTCTAATTTTTCAACTTTTTTATCTGGATTATAATCAAATCTTTTTTTAGCTTTTTCACAAGCTATCATATCTTTATCAGAACTATTCATCAAATCATTAAACATAAGTTTAGTAATGTTCTTTGCAGACTGGTAACCATAGTTTAAAGATTTAGATATATAATTTTCTTCAAGTTTAGTAGTTCCTGTCATATCTAATAAATCTACTTCATTTAATTTATTCATAATTTTAGGTCTCCTTTTAAACCAGTTGATTTCATCCTTTTTCTAGGGGTTATACTATCTGCAAATGCCTCAACAGCAGTATCTTGATTTAGCATTGATTTCATTTTTTTATTAGCATTGTTTTTATCTTTCCAAATCATATCTCCAGTATATAAAATATCTTTATCAGTTAAATTACCTGTTCTTGTTTGATATTCTTGGATTCTTAGTCCAGCATTATATTCGGCAACAGCTTTTTTAGCTGTATATCTATCAGCGCCTTTTTCAACTAATTTATTAATCATAGCTTTTGCTTCATCAGAAGAAGTGTATTCTTCTATTAGATATCCATCAAGTTGAGGTGTTAAATTTCTTGTTTTTTCAATACTTCCTATTGCTCCTAATTTAGCTTTTGCTATAACATCTCCTTTTTTAGCTTGTATTCCTACATCAATACTCTTTGTATATCCTCCATCTTGTGTTAAAGAATTTACAACTAATTGTGTCATCTCTGGATTATCCCCACTGTATGCCCCAGCAACATCAATAATAGCTTGTGTTTCTGATTTTCCATCTCTCATTGAATTTGCTACATCTACTCTCATATTATCTAAAACAGTTTCAGGGACATATCCTTTTATATATTCGTTGCTAGCATTAATTTCTTGTACACTTTTACCTGTTATATGATAAATTCTTGAATTATTAATGTTACCACTTTCTAATGCATTAATTTCTCCAAGTACTCTATCATCATATCTTACACCTTTTGATGTTTTAGCAGTTATTGCATTTTCCATAGTAGTATAATTTCCACTATTATAAGCTATATTAAAATTTGCTTGCAGCATTTGCATTCTCTCTTTTTCTTCTCTTTTTCTTGCTCTTTCTTCAGCAGCTGCAGCTCTCATTCTTGCTCTTTTTATTTCATTAAACCTAGCTCTATACTGATTTATTATAGTTTTTGTTTCAGTATCAAAGCTTGTTAAAAAATATTCTTTAGCTTGGTCCACATCTTCTTTAGCAAATTCATTAGCAAGGTCTGATGCTAATTTTTCTTTATATTCTTTGTTATCCATAGAATATGCTAATTTCTTTAATTCTATTTCTTGCTTATCTATACTCATATTAGGATCTGATATAATTTTATTTAAGTGTTCTTGGTAAATACCGTTAATCAATGTTTTTGACCTAGCACCTATCATATTTTCTAGTTCTTTATCTGTTAATCCTAGTGGTTGTTGTAAATAAGAAAGATTTTCTGATATTTTTTTTACATATTTACTAATACTCTCATAATCAGTAGGAGAAATATTTTTTTGCCCTATTGCTATAATCTGGTCTATGTTTGCATTGGTACTATTTATAGTTTCTTTTAAATACTCAATATTTCTATTTTTTTGATACCCTAAAATTATACCTTTATTCTTATTATCTAAGTCTTTTTTTAGATTTAATTTTTCATCTCTATTATAATAAATATTAGAATTTAATAATTTTATTTTTTCAGATTGTAAATTCTTTCTATCTTCTAACATAGCTTCGTATTTTTCTTTATCCTTATATATATTAGGATCATTCCATTTTTCGGCAAAATCTAAATCCATTTGTTCTAAACTTAATTCAAATTCAGTTCTCTTATTTTTTATTTTTATAGCATCCATTTCTTTAGCTATTTTTTCTAATTCTTCAAAACCTCTTAAGAAAGGCTTATTTAATAAATGTTGTGTGCTTGTATCTACTTGAACACCAGTTATATTTGCACCTGTTCTTTCATTCTGTACAACCTTTTCTAAAAAATCCATTAGAATCCTCCTCCTAAACTTAATTTAGGTCTTCCAAAACCAGAATCAAATCCTCTGTTAAAACTATAAGGCTTAGAGAAATTAACCTTACTTACACGCTGTTCTTTGCTTGAATCATCAGTAGATAATTCCGATTTTGCTTTAAAGTTTTTATAAGCTGATATCCCAGCCATAGCAACATCAGTTATACCATTAAGTATCATTTGATTAGCTTGTTGACGAGCTTGAATCTCAACTCCGTTGATATTAGTTATAGCTTGGTTATAGCTTCCTTGTGCTTGATATACTTGGTCTATACCTTGCTTAGATATATTTATTGAATCGTTCTTTTGATTTTCTATGGTATTTCTCATATTTTCAAAAAATTCACTTTCTAGCTTATTTTTACTATCTGTAATATAAGAATTGTCTTTTTTTTCAACACCTTTCATTTGACTTTTGAAATTTAAATTCATTCTTACATTTTCTTTTTGTTCGTATAAACTTTCTCTAGCTGATGCGTACTGTCTTAACATTCCTCTTAAGTTTGTTTCAGTAGCTTCTTTAGCTTGTTTCTTATTATATTTTAACTGCATTCCAGCTATTTCTCTTTGTATTCCTGCTATCTTTTTTGCTGCTCTACTATTATTGAACCCATTTAAGATTTGAGATAATCCTTTTCCACCTTGAATTATTTCAGACAACATATTCTACCTCCTAATCACTAGCAACTTTTATCTTTGTGTCTATTCCTAGTATTTCAAAAATCTTATCATTTTCATTAGTTGTAATTTCTATTTCATATCCATTTAAAATTGGGAATTGCTCATCAAGTCTAAAGCAACTAAATAAATCACTTTCTTCAGGTATTTTTGAAATAGCTGTGTTATTTATTTTCATACCTTTTATAGCTTGACTTTCTTCATTTAGGACTTTTATAAAAACTCTTTCTACATTACTTTGATAATCATTAGAGTAGTTTCCACCTTTTTCAGTAGAAATTGCTGGTGTATTAATTTTCAATTTTGCTGTTTTAACATTATTTTTACTTTCACACAGCAAAATATTTTTATCACTTTGATAAAGTAAATACTTATCTAAAGAAATTATTTTTTTGAATTTATAATCTTGTGTTATAGTAAATCTTCTAAAAATATTAAAATCTAATACTTGATAAAAAACTAATGAATTAAAACTTGTATCTAAAGATTTCTTTTTCTTTTTTGTACCAACAAGCATTATTCTGTCATCATATTTTAACTTACCTATACTATCACATTCAGAATAGATATCGTATTTTTCAACATTTACAGTTACAAAAGTTTCATATCCAGTTTGATTAGGTATGACTTGCACACATTTTAACTGTCCTTCTTCTGATATGTAAAAAAAATTATCTGATATTAAAACCCCATTATCTCTACAAGGAATTTCACTAGCTATATGTACAGAATAATTAGTTGACGAAAAGACACTCCCTGAACTAATTACATATACTCCTTTATTGGTTGTAACATACATTCTATCACCAACTTCTGACGAATATATATTTGGGAAGATATTGTTTATAGGGTTTGGCTTAAAGAAAAATGCACTATCAGCTTTTGTATCATTCTTAAAATCAAAATAATCTCCTTTTTTAGAAAAATAGAATATCCCATCTTTTATTATATATAACCTATCAGAGAACATTCCTATATCTATAATATCATTTTTTAATTCCTTTAATTCACCATATCCTATTTCACCACTAACATTCTTATTAAAAGTTGTAAAATATTCTGAACCATATTTATTATCTGTTCCACCAACAACTAACTCTACTTTGTTGTTTCCTAATAAATATTGTTTTTCTTCATCTTTCTTAAAATATCCGTGCATAACACCAAAAACCATTCCATCAGTTGCACCATCTATTATATTATCTGTAATACTTGTTTTATACTGTTTATAAAGCCTTTCTAACTTTATATTAGTTTCAAAAAGATAAATACCATTATCGCTTTTAATTCTAGGATTAGTATAAGTACCTAATAATGATACTCTTATTTCAGTAGTATCTTTTAATTTATAGCATTTATACACATCTATTTTCACATCTTGTCTATCTTTAATAGGATATTTAAGAAGTTCTAAAAAGTTAGAACTTCCTATATTTCCTGTGTTTTTATCAAATTCATATACCAAATAAGGATTCCCTTTTCCAAATAACTTATCATCTACAAATTTAAATTCCTTATAATTAGAGTTTATAGAAAATTTATACAGAATTTTACTTAAATCTTTTTTTATTGTATAAATATAATTTTCTGATACACCAATGTAAAAATTGTATTTTGTATCAAATAAACGATGGAATATTTCCCCATTTGGCAAAATGTTTTCTTCCCATTTTTTTGCTATCTTTAAATTTCCCATTTCATTTATTATGAAATTTTCAATTTTTTGTGCTGATTGCTGATGTATTTCAGATTCTCTTATACCTGATAGTCTTTCTCCTACTTCTCCATAATTAAATAAATTTACTCTACTTATCATACTTCTACTCCCATACATTATGATTAAAGCCTTGTTGGTATATAATGTTTCTTTTTTCTTCCTGATATTTAGCATCTAATAATTGATATCTGTCATTATAAGCATTGAAAGCTAAACTTAATTCTTTAGCTAACCCACACACTAATAAATTAAATAACTTATCTGGTAATTCATCAAAATCTAATTTTTTACAATAATGAATGAATAATTCACTTGAAGTGGAATATATAAACTCTCCTTCTTCTCTATAATTTTCTAATCCTCTATTTATGTTTTGGCAATTAATAACATTCAAACAGTCAATAGGCACATTGTATCTGTATTCCCCTTGCTCATTCTGACCTGTACTTGTTAATTTAACCGTAATGGCATTGAATAAAAAAGTTGTATCAGTTGCTATATTTTCATAAAAACTATCTAGCAAAGCTACGGCTTTTTGATATCTTTCTCCACCGTTATCGTTATACGAACCATTATTTCCAAGTTTAGAAAAAGCCTTTGAAATTATATCTTCTCTTTTCATAGCTACACTCCTTTTCGGGTAGGTAATAAACCTACCCATTACTTGATGAATTTTCTAATCTCCTCCACATCTTTTTTTAATTCTGATTGTTCTTTCTGAATAGCTTCCAATAAATCAGCCATTCTTTGCATAGTATTTTTATACATTTCAAATGTACTTTTATCTTTCCAGATGAAATATATAAGCATAGCTCCTATTGCTCCATATTGTAATAATGTAGCATCCATAATATCACCTAATCCCTAACACTTTATACCAATGGTTATAATATTCCTTAGCCTCCTTAGTTCTATCAATTATAGCTCTATCTTTGTATCCTTCATTCTGCAATTTAGACTTCCAAGATGTTTCCCCAAAATATTTAACAGCATTATAAAATCTTCTTACAGTTCTATTATCAACTCCTGTTTCTTTCATAATGTATCTAAATATCTTATCTGCTAAGGTACGATTAATTCCAGTGTTATTATATACAGAGTACAAATAATCGTGTATAACTGCTGCATTAATATATTTGCCATAAGGATTATATAACCATTGTAAAGATTTAGGTACAGAGGCTCCATCAGTAATGAAACCTCTAAACACCTTAATATCATAACCATTGATTGAGTAGATATAATCTTGGAGTAAAACTGCTTTTTTATTTGAAATAAAATCTAATTTTAATTTAGTTTTCTCCATCTTCATTACCTTTTATATCTACTTTATATCCATTAGCAAAAATATCAGAAAACTTTTGTAATGTCTTTTCTATAATATTAATCATTCTTTTTCTGCTAATAAATTTAATAATTATAATTCTTGCTATCCAAGGTAAACTAGAAGTTCTAAATAGTATAAAATTTACTGCTGCTTCTAATTTCTTTCTGTTTTCCCCATGATTGAAACTTTCTTCTGCAAAAATTACTGATTGTTTAAATACATTTACATATTGTTTTCTATTGTAAATAAGATAAAGCAAAATCAATCCTGCTACTGCTATCCATATCCATTGTTCTACACTAAAACCTGCCAAATATCCTACTACTTGATTAATTAAATCTCTCATTTTTAAACCTCCTAATTTTTTTAAATTTTTATAATAACTGTCTGGCCAGACTGTTTATAAAATATTTTCTTTTATAAAATTAACAAATAAATCTACAACATCTTTTTCCACAGAAAACTTTAAACTTTCATCTTGATTGCTACCAAAAAATGGCTCAACTAAAATATAAGTATCTTTGCTATTACATATTCCATAGCCTCCTCTTGTTTTGCTATCCAGCACAAGAATTAAGCCTCTTGTAGTTTCTTTTCTTTCTTCTTCCCAAGTTTTTCCATCAATTCTTTTTTCTTGCATAGTTACTTTTATAACATTTTCTTTGGTCCTTATCTTGCTGCCAAACTTGTTTTGCAATCTAGCCATAAAATCTGTTGCTAGCTCCTTAGCCTTATTATTTCCACAATAAACTAAGCATTCACAACCATTGGCTTGCTCACTTGCTGCTGCATTAAAGTGAAGTTCCATACAGAACTTATAATCATTCTTGTTAAGTTCTTTTAAAACTTCGTTCATCTCAGGAACATAAGCCTTATTAGGTTTTCTCTCATAAATATCAACAAATTCTGGAATTTCTCCCTTTATTTTTTCTGCTATTCTTTTCCAATAATCATATTCACTACCAACTATGGTTGAATATGCTCCTTTACTTCTTTTGTTATGCCCAATAATTAATGCTACTTTCAATTAAACCTCCCATTTAATATTTTCTATTTCTTCAATTGTATTAGCTTTTTCTAATTCTTCACAAACTCTTTTAAAATCTTTCCATATAGTCTTTTTTCTTGCACCCCATAAATCAGCACATTCTAAAAGTTCAGCTATTGTAAAATCTTTATATGTATTATCTTTTAATCTCCAACTTTCAATATCTGTTGGTTTTAATTTATTTAACAATAACAACATTAACTTTTGCTCAAAATTTTTTAAATCTTCGTTCTCTCTCATTTGAAATATAGCACCTTTGTATTCAAAATCAGCATCTATTTTTTGTTGTCTTTCATATTTAAATTTTTTCTCAAATATTTTTTTTACTTCAGACAAATTTAATTTCCATTTATCTTTATTCCATTTATGATATTTTGTTGGTTGCTCTATTTTTATTATTGTATTATTTTCTATTTTTTCCCCATCTTTTAACTTATATTTTCCCTCTTGATAAAGTTTATAATTATCTTTTATCTTTACAGATTTTGATTCTTTATCCCAATAATATAAATCGTCTAATGGAGAGTTAGAGTTAAAAATTATTTCGTTTTTTAAATACTCTGGTATTTGTTCGTGCATTTCAAAAATACCTAAACAAAACCATATACCATTGATTGCTTTTTCTTCACTGTATACATATTTTTTCATTTAATGCCTCCAATTATTTAATATAAGCTTTTATAATAAATGGTGTATCATCTAAACTATTTACATAGTCATTAAAAATATCAGCCAATTCTTTTGAAGTTGTAGTCATATGATATGTATAATCTACCTCTACTACTTTAAAAATAAATTCAGGTGTTTTAACATCATTTAGAATAAAACTAACATATATATCTTTGCCTAATAATCCTTTTATTTCCTCGAGAAAATACATTTCAATATGAAATCTCACATGATTGACAACAAGCCTGGAAAACTCATATTTATCTATAACATTATAACCACTTACATCTTCTTCATCAAAAACATAATAATCATCTTGGTCACGAATATATGAAATATATCTGTCCAAAATAACTTCTATATTTGATTTACCATAAAAATCTTTTAAACTAATAGGTCCACTAGGTTTATTTGCTAATTTCCTGACATCGCTATCATTCAAATTAATAGAACCACTTTTATTTAATTCTTTTCTTATATCATTCATACTAATAGGTCCACTATTTTTTATCATTTTTTAGCACCTCTATTTCAGATTTTAAATCTTTTATAGCTTCTATTAATAAACCTACAATATTCCCGTAAGCGACAGATAAATATTTCTCTTCGGTATCTGTTTCTATTACTGCTTCTGGAAGAACTGTTTTAAGTTCTTGTGCTATAACTCCAGTTCCTTTTTTATTATTGATATCAAAAGTGTATCCATTTATTTTACACACCTTTTCTAAAGCACAATCTATTTTCTTTATGTTAGTTTTTAATCTTATGTCAGAAAATGCAGTTATATTATTATTAGACAATACTGTTCCTGTGACTGTTAAATTTCCATTAATAGATTCACTCCTATCATTTCTTAAAAAATGACTAACATCTATATTGGCTCCTTCCCCTTTATCTCCTTTTGGGCCTATTGGTCCTTGAATACCTTGTTCACCTTTTGGGCCTATTGGTCCTTGAATACCTTGTTCACCTTTTGGGCCTTGTACAGTAGGTATAGTTAAAATCTCTTTTTTATTATCCCCGTATACAACTTCAACTTGGTTATTACTTATAGCACGGATGCTTGTAATACCCTGACCTCTTTCTCCTTGTTTGCCTTGTATTCCTTGCACACCTTGTAAACCTTTATCTCCTCTATCACCTTTATCTCCTCTATCACCTTTATCTCCTTTAAACATACTTTTATTTTCTTTCATATAATCAGTTATTGTATTTCTTAAATTTTTTATGATTATTTTTTTTTCATTGTTCATATCTTGAAAAATTGTAGATGCTAAAGAATTTAATTCCTCTATTTTTACTTGTAAAGAAGTCTTAAATTCTTCTATTTTTCTTGCTTCTTCTATATTGAAATTTTCTATAGATTCATTTATTCTTTTTTTGATATCTTCATAAGTAGTATTTAAACTATTTATTTTTTTTGATACCAACTCTTTGAAATTAAATTTTGATTCATTTAAAAGAGAATCTATTGAACTTATAGCTTCTTTTTTTTCTTCTATTATTAATTCTTCAACCTCTTTTTTTAAGTCCATTACCATTTTTTGATAAGTAGCATTTAAATTACCAATAGGAAATGTACCTATTACACCTCTATTATCTGAATACCAAAATGTATTCGGCTCTAGCATTGGTAAAAGTTGGCTTTGATGTAACTGGTCTGAATCTGTTTTTACTCCAACTGTTTTTAGATATTTACTTATATTTAAAATATCTTTAACAGATTCATTATATTTTTGAACTAGTATTTTTAGTTCTGGATAAGGGTCGTTGTATTCTGATGAAGTGATATTTGTTTCATATACAATTTGAAATTCTATCGCTTCTTTATTTATAGTATTATCTACATTTAGGAATGTATTGTTATTTTCTTTAGTTATGTTGTAATTACCCCTGGGAATAGGTATAAATATTTCTCTTTCTCTTCTATATAAAAAAACTGCTTCCCCAGTATCTATACCATTAATTTCATATTTGCCACTAGCTTTATCAAATTGTCTAACTACATTTAAGAGCTTTCCTGTTTTATAATCCATTGTTCCTCCTATAAAAATAAAGGTAGGGTTTTTATACCCTACCCTTAAAGGTTTAAGCTGATTTAAAAGTGAATTTTGTTATGAAAGCAGGTTCTATACAGATAGCTCCCATATATTTTCTGTTTTGTAAATGCCATCTAGCTCCATCTGTTTCATGAAATTCTGCAACACCTTTTTCAGTCCCTTTCCAATTTACACAACCACAAGTATTAGATGGTACTATGTACATTGTTCCTGATGGTGTCATATTAGAATCTCTTGTAATTAAAAATTCTGCTCCTCTAATTCTTGTTGGTTTTTCATTATCTCCCCATTCAATAGAATCTTTAAAATCTCCATTTAAGAAGAAATTAGATTGTACTAATAATTCCCAGTCTTTGATATTTAATACAACTGATACCCCTTTTTGTCCATCAGGTGTCATTGCAGCATTAGCATGAGCAACAGCTATTTTTCCAACTAGAGCTCTTATAACTTCTTCTTTATCTAAAGTTTTTGTTGCATTGTCTATTTTAGCTAATTCAGAATCTTTATCTTTTATTGATTTTAATATTTTTTCATCTTCTTTATGTGATAAAGCTATTGCCATTGTTTTTTGTAATGTACCTTTTGCATCTAGTGATGTCTTTTTAAAATCAATATCAGGGATTTTATGTTGTGAAGATATATAAGCTCCAAAAACTTTGTAAGGTTTTAGTGGCCCAGCATCTCCACCATTATTTCCAGCATCTTCTTCATAACCTTTATCATTTGAATTGTACATTGATGGAAGTCCATCTTTTGCAGTAGAGCCTTCTGCTCTATATAGAGTATAACTTTCTCCACTTGTTGCATCACCTTTTTCACAGAACTTAGCTAGCCCCATAGGTGTTTGAACTGACATTGCTATAAGTGCTTGTGTTGCATATTTATCTTGTAATACTTGTTCTAATGGTTTTGCCATTTAAAATCATCTCCTTTTTTTTACTCTGCTATTTGATTAAAATATTCTAATTCTTGCTTGTTTAACAATTTGCCTTGTATTTCTTTTCTTTTATTTTCTATATCTTTTCCACCCATTAAGATATATTTATTAAATTCTGCTATTCCTTCATCTGCTGTTAAGTTTCTACTTATGTTTCTTTCTTCTCTTTCTTTTATTCCATTTACATTTTTACCTCCTTGAAAATGATTTATAACTTTTGTTAGTATTTTAATTGCTCCTGGATCCGATGTTATTGCATTAAAATATTTTTCTTCTTCTGTTCCTTTTAAAATGTTTTTTAAAATATTGCAATTAGCTTGATATGATTTTTTCTCTTCATAAGATAGATTATTCTTTAAGTTTTCAGTTATTGCTTCTGGACTCATTGTTTGATTATTTTGTGAAATCATAAAGCCTATGATACCTTCAACTTGTTCTTGTGATAATCCTAGCTTCTGATACTCTGCTGTAAAGGCTTCTAACGCTCTTACACTATCATCAGTCATATCAATATCATCTTTAAATTTTTCTAAATTATACCCACTAAATCCTAAGTTATCATCAAATTTAACTTCATTTGGGTCAAATACTTTTATTGTTTTCTTTTCCTCAATTTGCTCTTCAACTTGTTCATCAGCTTGTTCATCAGCTTGTTTTTTTTCTGTTGTTTCATCAATGTTATTAATTTCTATTATTTCATCTTCCACTGTTATCCTCCTCTAAAATGTCAAATTTTAACTTTGTTAATAAACTTCTTCCACTTGGATATTCTCCATTTGCTCTATAATAAGCTTCTTTATAATTTTCCCAATCAAGTATACACAAGTCTATTAAATTTATTAATTCTTGGTTCCCTTTGAATTTTTGTACTTGAATATCATATTTATTAGAACTCATTTAGCATTTCAACTCCTTCTTTTACTCTTCCTGGTATTCCTGTTTCTTGTCTTTTTCCTATATCCTCTTGAGCTCTTGCAAGTAATTGAATTTCTTGTAATCTTCTTTGGTCTTCAAGTTTTGATGTAATTTCTTCTTCATTGTTTACAATACTTACTGGTATTCTCATTTTTTCTCTAATATGATTTACGAGCTTTTCAGACTTCATTATTAATCCTTTTTCCTCTTCTGTTACTAATTGAGAAACTATATTATAGAAATCTAAAATTCTTAGTGCTTCATTTCTACCACTATTTTGTGTTAATTCATTTACATAATGTATTTGCGAATGAGTTACATAATCTTGATTTTCTACCTCTTCAAGTAATCCCTTTTTTTCTAAAATGTAATAAGCATTCATAAAAGTTGGCTCTAAAAGTTCAGTGTTTATATTTTCATATGTACCTGAAAACTCTTTTCTAAACATTTCATGTCTCAAACTCATTTCAGTAGCACTTCTATTAGCGGTAGTCTCAACATCTCCTAACGGCTGCGCCATAAACACTCTACGAAGTCTATCTCTACAGTCGTTTATATCTTGATCTATAGGAATCAAATTAGTTCCTGTGTTTATAGGTTGGATTCCAACTTTATTAGAATCGTTAAAATGACCCCCGTAATTTACTGCACTAGGTTTCAATGTTATCTTGCTTATCAAATCCCTATTTCCAAAAAATTGAATCGGTGGATTAACTATCTTATCCCTGTGTTCGGCTCTCTTTGCTACATTTTCATTTAATTCTTTAATCAAATGCTTGTTAGCCCTAGCTATTCCAATTCCCCACGGGTTAGAGTTATCAACTTGCCATCTAAACACTGTATAAGGGTTATAATCTAAAACTTCAAATAATAACTCTTCTGCAAAATCTTCGGTATGTACAAAATGATAGTAAGAAGTTACTGATTTATTTTCGTCAAACTCCCCTATTATGCTTTCTATTACAGTTATTTTTTTATCTAAATCATTTTCATCATTTAACTCTGTTGGTATTTTCATACCTAAATGCCCAAACATATCCTTTAAATCGGCAAGATTTTTTTCAATATATTTCTTAAAAATTATGTTGGGTTTCCCTTGATTATCTTCTAAAAAGAATATGTTATCCAAGTTTTGATAAGCATATGTGAAAGGTTTAGCTGTTGAATTTAACTCCACAACTTTTCTTATACCTGTACCAACCTTAATACAATCAATTAAAGCTTTATTAGTTTCTGTATAATAGTTAGTTCTTTCATTAGTCCAGAATACTGATTCCGAATTCTTTTCAAGAACTTCGTCTATTTCATTTACTATCATTTCAGCACCTGCTGTATCTGTATCAGTTATAGCTTTAATTACATCTATATTTGATTTTAATCTTGCCCAACACTCTGTTTTACTGAATACAGATGTCATTATGAAATTGCTTAAGAATCTAATACATTCGAGAACAGTACTATCAACTTTTCTAGTTGTCAATTTTTGCCGTGTTGTTTCATCTCTTATCTTGAAATTAATATCTGTTAACTCAAAAACTTCGTTATAATCTGATTTAATTTCTTCTTTGTATAACTTAGCTTCTTCAAAATAGTATACTAACTTCACTTTCGTTGGTTTTTTCATTTTTTCACCTACTTGCTAAAAATTTTCTTTAGCTTATCTTTTTCGTCTTCTTCTTTTAATGATTTAGTAAAATCAGTTGTAGTTTTTGGGGCTGGTACAAGTTGTTGCTGTGAATTAGCCCCTTCAAGATTTCTTATATCTGTTGATAATTTTTCAGAAAATTCTTTTTCACGCTTAGCTGTTGCTTCTGCTTCTTTGATTCTTCTTTCTTCAGCTTCTCTTTGTCTTTCTGCTTCTCTTTTAGCTGCTTTATTTGGATCTCTTCCTATTAATCCTCCAGTTAAAGATCCTAATGTATTTCCTATAAAGCCTCCTATTCCACCACCTTTGCAAAATATTTTTTCATTAAATCTTTCTTTTAAGCTTTCATATCTTTTCATAATAACATCACTCCTATTATTGATTTTTTCTCATCTTCTGTACTTATACAACTATATCTATTCTTTAAAAATTTATGAAATCTATAAGCAATTTTATTAGCTTTATAGCACCATTGAGCTATTTTTTGATAATACTTTAATTGTTCATCAAACAGTTTTAAAAGTTCATACACTGAATTTGATGTTGTTTTAATTTCTTTATTGATATCAATTACTCCCATAAAGCAAATATCATTATAAATTGTAAAATCTATGTAGTATTTATCATCAATCAAGAAAGCTTTGTCAGGGTTATTTTCTTCTGTTTCATCAAAATAGTATTTATAATAGTCATCAGTTTTAAAACTATCTATCTTTTTTCTTATCTCATCAATTTCATTTTGATTTAATTGCTTAATCATAAAAATCATAGTCCCCATTTTCGTAATTATCTTGATATACAAATTCTTTCATTTTTTCTTCATATTCTTCTAAAAACATACTCATACAATAGTATTCAACTGCGTCGCAAGTATTGCTTGCTGCAAGTCCTCTGCCGTGAATTGGAACTCTTAAATTTTCCTCAGTGCTATTATCTATTTTCCACTCATATGCTTTCATAAGTCTTACCATATCCCTAACTGCTGCACAGTCTAAGAACTTGATTTTATGTTGTTCTATACTGTGTCTTGTTATCTCAATAGTCTTATTTACTTCGTACGCTCTCAAAACTCTAACATCTTTAAAATGTTGATTATATGCTTCTCTTCTACTTGTTAAATAATCAATAGCGTCTTGTCTATTTCTAGCATCATGAGGTAGTATAATCTCTACATCTTTGATATTAGCTTGTTTCATAAATGTTTTTATATACTCAATATAATGTATTGTTGCCTTGTCTGTATTAGCATAATGATGAATTATAGTGTTATCTACCGTAAATACTAATGCAGTACTGTCATTTATCCCTAGATCCTCACTAACATATAACTTTTTGTTAGATAAATTTATTTCTTTTATCCATTCTGCTTGTGATAAACTATACCCATAAATACTACTTTCTCTAGCTACATCTAATTTACAAAGAAGTTCTTCATCAAACTTGCTTTTAGACATCATTTTTCTTGTGTTTTCTAACTTTTCATCAGTCCAAATTTTATTTCCATTATCATCTACTGCTCTCGGATCTAAAGCATTCATTATATCTTTATAATATCTATCGTCTGTACTTTCTATTATTTCGTTAAATTGACTGCCTAAACGGGGGGTACTTACTAAAATTAATTTTCCATCAACATTTTCTATTGCTGGTAAAAGTAAATCTAATAAAGTTGGGTTTAATTGCATAGCTGTTTCTGATGATACTACTAAATCCAAGTTACCTCCAACCTTTGTATCTGCAACTCTACTGTCAACAAAATATATAATAGATCCATTTTTAAATCTTATAGAATTATCAGAGTGAAACAGCTTATCAGATTTTTCTGGAAGTTTTAAAGCTTTTTTACTGATAATAGCCTCAAGTATTCTTTGCTTTTCATTTGTAAATCCCTCCAAGATCATCATCTTACCTTGCTTTATGGTTGGGAAAATATAATAGACTATGCTTCTTGGCTTTCTTACGCATTCTCTGCAAGCTATATATAATGCAAACATATCCTTGCCCATTCTTCTGCACCAACAAATAGCGAAAAATCTAATCCCTTCATCAAATTTATTTACAAATTCTTGTTGATATTTACGAGGTTTAAAAATCAAATAACTTTTCTTTTCTTCTTCTCTAGCTTTCAATACCCTTTCTAAATAATTAATTATTGCTTTCATCTGTATTGTTCTCCAGCTCTTTTATATACTCTAAAACTTTTATGATATCTGTATCTGTCATACTTTCTATTTTTTCTGCTAACTCTAATGCTAAAGAATTTTTATACTTAGCTTTTTCAAGTTCAAATCTCTCTAATCTTTCTAATCTATTAAGCTCAAGTATTTCTTGTTCTGTTAATTCATTTTGTTTTAAAGTGTCTTGAAGCTCTTTAGATATTCCGAATTCTCTTAGCTTTTGCCAAATTCTTTCTTTAGCTTCTGTATTTATACAAAATCTATCTTCTTTATTCTGTGCTATCTCTCTACTGTATTTCTCTCTAAAAGCTTTTAAATAATCTAGCTGCTTAACTTGTAATTTCTCTTTACTGCTCAATTTCTTAACAGTATCTATTGTTGTGCCACTCTGTTCACTAGCTTCTTTTAAACTTGCTCCACACTCAATCAAAACTTTTGCTTTTTCTTTTCGCTTCTTTTTTTCGCTTTCGCTTTCGTTTTTAATTTCGCTTTCGCTTTTATTCAAATCTTTTTCATATTCTCTTCTATATAGCTGTACACTTCTTACACTTATATTTAATGCTGTTGCTATTTCTTTGTTATCTTTCTTTTCTAGTATTAACTTATAAACTTTTTGTCTTGTGCTCACATCTTCCAGCACCTCCAAACTGAAAAAAATAAAAATGGGATACATAAAAAGTTGCTTATATCTCTATAAACTTCTTCTTATATATCCCATCTACTTTAATTAAATTTTGATTGTAAGATATTATTTTATTTAATTTTTAAATTTTTTTTACACTTTTTTCTATTGATATTATTGGACTTTTTGAGTTCTACAAAAATATTTTAAAAAAGTGTTGACATATTGTTTACAATATGCTATTATGTAAGTACCTCAAAGGAAGGAGGTGATAAAATGAAAATCCAATTTATAATTGTTATCGGAACTTGGCGGTTTACTTTAACAATTACTAAAAAAGATAAGTAATTTATCCCCCTCTCCCAGAGGGGTAAACTAAGAATGATATAATCCTAGCTTCAACTATTTAGATTATATCACTTCTTAATAAAAAAATCAATAATAGGAGTGATAAAAATGTTAAAAGAATTAATGAACCACAATGAATTAGGAATTAAATTTTACAGAGATGAAAATGGAATAATCTTTGTAGAAGATGAAAAAATAGGAATTACTTTAAAATTAACTGTTTATGAAAATATTTTTATGTTTCATAGACAAGTAAATGATGTTGAAGCTATTAAAAGACACATAGAAATAGCAAAACATTATGATGAAGTAATGGCTGGGACTTGGAGACCAAAAACTGAAAGAAAATTTGAAAGAATAAGATAAAGGAGTGGTTCAAATGACAAAAATAACAAGAAAAAATATTAAAAAAATATTAGAAAATAAAAGTATAAAAATTGAAATGGTAAACGATTTAAGTTCTTACTCATTTTATTTTAAAAAACATATAATAACAGATGACGAAAGAGAAGAACTTTTAAAAAAATTTAAAGATGATAGCAAAAGATTTGGGTACGGAAAATTAACAGAAGACAAGACAGACATTTTGGAATTTAGTTTTGTCAACGAAGTTTACAGGGTAATTGAGGGGTAAAAAGCCCCTACAAATACAAGGAGGAAGAAAAATGGAAGAAAAAAGAAGAGGGTACAAAACCCAGAAGCAACAAACAGAAGCAACAAAAAGATATTTAGAAAAAAACCCAGAAGCGAAAGCTAAAGCAAATAGAAGCAGGTTAAAAAGTACATGCCTTAGATTTATAAAAGAATTTGCAACTATTGAAGAAATGGAGGAGATAGAAGAAATTATAAAAAATAAAAAAATAAAAAGATGAGTTTTTAGAGCTCATCTTTTTTTATATCTTCAAGAATTTTTCTTAATTCATGATTTTCATATCTACTATTCTTAGAAAATATAATTATTCTATCATCTTTAACTTTTATCCGATATTCTCCATCTCCCAGCTTTTTTATCAAGTTTGGAATATCTCTAATTTTTGCTAAACTCATTCTTATAGATCCTCAACTTCTATCATAAAATAATCTCTATCACAGCCTAATTTCTTACTTGAACTTAGTTCATAGATTAATTTATCATCTTCATATAGAAAGCCGTTAAAACTGTCTAATATCGCTTTAAAATAGTTATCTATGTCTCTTTCTCTTTTGTTTTTAAAACATAGCTCTATTTTGACTTTGATTTTATTTTTAAAAGTTTTATATTTCTGTAATTTTATAAACTGTTGAACATTGTCCCTGAATTCTCTCCCTTTCTTGCTAAGATAAGTTACATTGTTGCCCATTCGCCAGTGTGTATTCATACTATCTGGCTTATATGGTATTTCAAATCTCTGCTTCATTTCATCACTTCCAGATTAGCATAGCGATTGAAAGAGCTTCTAAAGCTATAACATACATAAAAAATGTATTAATTTTATTTAAAATAATATTATCTTTTCTTTGAATATTATAAGCAGTTTTATATTTATCAGCCATATTTTGATAAAATTCTTTATAATTTTTTTCTTGCTCTCTTGCTTTTTTAGCTTCATCTGCTTGAGTTATATAGAACATTTTTTTAGATTCAAGCCTTTTATTTCCAGTATTTAAAATTTCTATTTCCTCTTTTAAACTGTCTATCTCTTTAATATAATCCTTATTATCTTGCTTCTTATGTCTTAGAGTTTTAATTAAATTTAAAAGATATTCCTCACATTCTTCCTTGTTATTAAGTTTAGAAGAATTAAATTTTACTCCTGCTTCCTTGTTAGCCCTTGTTATAAGCTTTCTCAAATAATCTCTTGTTTCTATTTTTTTAGTTACCATCTGTTCCTCCTTGTTTTTCTATTATTTCATTTAATCTTTTAATTTCTCTGTCTTGATTCTCTAATAGTTTTTTGCTATTAGTGTAATTTATGACTGTTGAATTTAAGCCTTTTCCCATATTAGAATAATCAATTAAATTTATATTTGATGCCCCATTTGCTGCGTCGTGAACTCCAATATAATATTGTGTTACTGGATAATTATTCCTAGTGTATGCTTTATAAATTTTAGGAAATTCAAAAGTTAAAAATTTTTCTAATTCATCAGAAGACATTGAGCATAGATTTTGCCAACCATCTAAAGCATCTATAACTGCGTGTATTCCTTTGTCTGTAAACTCAACACTTCCATAGCTTCCATATCTGACAATAGTGTTTTTTAGCATTTGTTTAGCCAAAACTATTCTGTCATCTAATTCACTTTCTGTTGTGTGTGTTGCATATTGAATTATCTCTGCAACTTGTGGAAAATTTTTATATACTCTATTTCTAACCATAGAAATAAAAGCATTGTCTAATTGTTCAGCTGTTAAATTGCTTAATGCCAAACAGTAAATATTTGCTTTTTCTTTTGTCATATCTCCAACTGGAAAATAATCTAAAAATTTTTTAAAACTGATATTAAATTCTTCCTTAGTCATTTTTTAAACCATACCTCCTGTTCATTTGCTCTATATAATCATCATCTACTAAAAATTGACTTGTGTCCTTACTTTCGGCTATCTTATTGCCATAATTATTGCAAGTCTTAGACTGCTTGTATTTTACTATCCATTCAGGCTCTAATCCTTGCCATTCCTTTTCCATAGCAATATTTATAGCTTCATCTAAACTAAACCAATCAGAAAAATCTTTTAATATTTTCTTTATAGGAACTATTGTTTTTATTGGCTTTTTAATTGATTTTCTATACTCTACATATCTAAATAGAAGCTGTTTATAGTCATCATTTAATTTTAAATCATTGATATAAGTTTCAACTTCGTTTTTTGATTTTTCTTTTTTATTTTTTTCTTTTAATAAATTATTATTTTTTAAGTTATTATTATTTAATTCTTTATTGTTTGGAATTTTTTCAATGCATGCATTTGAATTTTTTAAATCCTTGCTTTCAAAATTTTTAAATCCTTGCTTTTCATTTTCTTTAATGCTTGCATTTGAATTTTTTAAATCCTGTGTTTTAAAAACTAACTCTTCAATTTTCTTAAAATTAATTCTAAAATATCTCTTCATCGGCATTCCTTTATTTTCTTGTTCAAGGATACCTAATTTTGTCAATTCTTCAATAATTTTACTTTGCTTATGATTAGAAAGTCCTGTTTCTTCTTCTAAAGATGGAGAAGTTTTATAAAACCAACCATCTTCATTAGCAAGTCCATCACTAGCTTCTATTAAAATTGTTAATAAGAATCCTGCCTCTATTCCTATTGCTTTAACTATTTGTTTATTTAGTACAAAATAACTACTTGACATCAATAATTGTTTTAATGTTCTATCTTCCATTTATATAACCTCCTGTATATTTGGAGAGCCTGTCTTAACTCTCTTTTATTAATTCAATTAGTAAGGACTACCCAGAGCTTGACAGGCTACGAATAGCCCCCACTAATTCAAGTAATAAATTTAGTTGGAATTAGTAGGAAAAATATTAATATTTCTTTTATCATCAACATTTCACAATTAGAATTTTACTAGGAAATATTAATGTAAAATAATGCATAAATTATTTTAGAATATGTAAAATTTTTCTTCATTTTCTATTGATACGCATAAAAAAGTTATTAGAATTTTTTTAGAATTTTATTTTACATTGAAATATTTTAAAATATTTATAGCTTAAAAATATCTTTTAATACGAACAAAAAAATAAGAAGTAAAATATTTGAAAATATTTTATGCATATTCTTATTAGCTTCTCCTGAAAAAATCTTAATAATTTCATTGATATATAAAGAAAAAATTAATATTTATCCAGAAAAACCTTAAATAAATCTTGAAAAATTAAGATTAGTTCTTACACGCATAACCACAAGGTAGGACTCCTCAGTTCATAAGAATTAAAGGTAAAAATACTTGTGGCTATGTGTCTAAGGACTAGCCTTAGATTTGTATTCATAAATCCCTTGTTGTATAATGTAAAAGGCTAGTTGTTATATAGGAGGAACTTATGAAAAGTTTTTTGTTTAATGAAGATTTTTTATTTCCAAAACCACAATTTTTAAATACAATAGTTCTTGGAGCTGGATATAAAAATTTAACATTAAAAATTACAGATAATTTTAATAAAGAATATTTTATTCACATAAAAACTTTAAATGAATATTTTTATCAAAATAAAACAATGTTGATATTTACTGCTGATATTTCAGAAGATACATCTCAACTAAATGAATTTTTAAAAACAAATTTTAAAAATACTCATCAATATTCATTAAGTTTAAAAAATGCCGATTTTTTTGATACTAAATTTATTAAAGATTTTAAAATTACATTAGATAATTTTGATTTTATTTTTATTAAAAAAGATAATAATAAAACTGAAATAAAATTTTATTTATTGATTGATTAATTTATGCTAGCAACTAGCCATTAATATTTAACAACCAATAAAACATCACTATTTTCAATTTTATAAATTTCATCGAGAGCTGATACAAAAACATCTTTTCTATTTAAGTCAGCACTTTCTATTCCAGTTCTTCCTTTTAACTCTTCAATTAAGGCTTTGGTAGGAATTTGTGATAACATCTTATTTAATATTTTTTTGTTTTCCAGCAATTTTAAGTTTTCTTGATTAAGTTTAGTATTATCTTCCTTTAAAAATTTAATTTCATTATTAATTGCTTCTTTTAACTTTTCCATTTATTCTCCTTTCTTTTTTATGATTATTTCATTCGCTTTTAGCGTACTTAGAAATCAAAAAAAATAAAAGCTTCCCCTAAAATTTCTTGAATTCTTAAAAGATATTTTAAATGAATTAACTTACCATCTTTCAATGCTAATAGCAAATCAGACATATATTGCATAGATATGCCAATTTTTTCGGCTAATTGATAGTTTCTTATTTTGTTTTTTCTCATAGAAAAATCAATTTTTATATATATTTTTTTTGCTATTTCATTTTCTTTCATATAATCACCTCAATTTATTATAAACGCTTTATGCGGAAATGTCAATACTGAAATTTTATAAATAAAAAAAGAGAGAGAATAGTTCCCTCTTTGACTTGAAATTTTAATCTTTATTTACTACATAATCAATAATCTTTATAGTACCACCTATCATTATTGCTACTTCTGAAATGATAAACATTTTAAGAGCAAACAAAAAATTAGTACTAGAAAAAATATTTGAAAAGTTTTTTAAGTATATTATAGAAAAAACAAACGGAAAAATAAAACTCGGAATTAATAATGGAATTTCAATTTTTATAATCCATTTTACACCTGTTACTATTCGTGATACAGTTGGTCGGTAATACCAAATTATTGCTTCTTCATCTGTATAGTATTTGACATCTTCTTCTATTATCTTTTTATTTAATAAATAGTAGCCTCTTAAAATATTTGTTGAAACGATAAAAAAATATATATAAATCATTTTTATTTTTATAAAATAACAAATTATCAAAAGTACAATCCACACCATACAACTCACCCTTTATATTATTATTTAAAAGAAAAAGTAAAAATATATTATTAAAAATATAATCCAACTCCAAATTTCAAAATAAATTCTTTTTAATATAGTTTCTAAAAAATTCATATAAAATCCTAAGAACGAAAGACTATATACAAAAGATACAATAGTTGTAATTTTAGGACTTTTAGTTAATGGAGTAAATAAAAGAGCTAGATATACAGTTTGTAAATATATATAAATATTAAACTTATTTTTCCCCAAAAATTTATTATAATTTGTAATTACAATTCTATCCTTATGCAATTCTGACAATAAAATAATAGGGTTTAAAAACAAGCTATAAATTAACGAAATTAGCAATTTTGCATAATAGAACTTAGTATTTAAAGTATTATCAATAACCTCATTGGATATACCTTTATTTCTCAAAAGTATTAATGAAATTCTTTTATAACAGAAATATATATAAGGTAACCACAAAAAAAGAAATAAATAATAATAAGTATAGTTTAATTTCATAAAATCTCCTCTCTTTTATAATAAATTTATTGATTTCTTAATCTTTTTATTTCTTCAAACATCCAAATGTTAGTTTCTGTTTCTCTGTATTCAATTTCTGTTTCTTCGTCAGGAAATATCAAATAACTAGCAAATAAATTTGCTTCATCTTCTAACTTACTTCTTCTTAACAAACTGGTATTATCTATTAAAAATTGATAATCACTTGAAGAATGTAAAATAGCATGCCCTAATTCGTGAGCACAAACTAATAACTTATCAAATTCATTTAAATTTGAATTTATAAATATAAACTTTCTTTTCAAAATTTTTTTAAATAAACCCCTAACCTCTCCTAAATCTTCAATTAATATTTCAATATTTAGTTTTTTGGCTAGCTTAAATGGATTTTTAGTTCCACATTTTATAATTAAATCTAAAACTTTTAATTTTATACCCATTTAATCACCATCTATTTCTTTCTTTTATTTTTTTCTTTTGCTATAAAAAATGCCGATTGAATAGCCATTAAAACTTTTTCCTTATCTTCTTCAGATATAGTTTCATCATTGAACATCAAAGACGATTGCTCTACTATATCATTGAATTGCCTTTTGCCTCTACTATCTAAGGCACTATACATTGGCTCCATAGTTTTCATACTTTTTCTTATTTCTTCTGGTAATAGATAAGAAAATAAATCAGTCTTTTCTTTTTTAGTTAGTCCTAATGCAACTGAAATTTTTTCTAATGATTTTCTACTTCCATTTCTTCTACCTGTTTCTATATCTCCAATTGTTCCCTTTCCTAGACCTGCCTTTTCTGCTAATTTTTCTATTGTATATCCTTTTTCTTCCCTAATTTTTTTTAATGCGATAGAAAGTTCGCTCATTTTTAACACTCCTTTCCTTTGCTTTTAAGGTATTTTAACACAAATTTTATAAAAAATAAAAATTTTTGTTGACATTTACGCTTAATGCGTATATAATGTATTCAAGATAAGAAATAATAATAATTTCAAATTTTTTTAAATAAAATATCCGCATTTAGCGAAAAAGGAGAGATAAAATGAAAAACTTCACACTAGAATTTAGTAATCACGAATGGGTAATGTACACAGAAGCTGATAACTTATATGGAAGTGAGATAGATAACTATTTCAAACTTCCAGACCTAGCATACTTAGAAGATGAATATACTTCTATAAATGCTTACTGGGATAGTGGCGAACAAGCTGGATATATTGATATAGAAATAACAGCAGTTCACAGTGATAGCACTTATCCTTTCAAAACTAAATACTATGATTTTTCTAAATTCTTGAAAGATTTAAAAAACTTAGAAAATGAAATAGAAATTGACAAACTTAATGTCAATGACTGGGAATATAAAAAAGAAGACTCATACGGAAGCAGAGGATTAAGCATAAGAGATTTTATATAAGGGAGTGTAAAAGCCTCCCTCTAAGGAGGAGAAAATGAAAGATTTATATTTTATATCAGAAGAAACAAAAATAATATTTGGATTATGTGAACTAAATGGAAAAGCACAACTTGATTTTTTTAGAATAGATTATAGTTATTATTCTAATAAAAACAAAGCTAAAAATTGGTATGAAGAAACTAAGGTTAAGGTTGAAAATAGCGAACATCCTATGAAAGATTTAGCTATTGAAAATCTAAATAAATTATATAAAGGTATGAAATAGGAGGAGAAAATGAAAATAGGAATGAAAAAAAAGGTATTAAAAATAATGGAGTTAGGATTGGAAGTAAATAGCAAAGAAAAAAATACAGTATTTATTGAATATTTTGGTCATTGCTATGGAATTAACACAAGAATTTACTACAATGGCTGGAATAAAGAAACTACAAAAGATTTTGAAGAATGTGTTTATTTAGATCTTCCAGAAGCAGAAACAAAATTAGATAAAATTATTAAAAAATTAGAAGAATTAAAAGGAGAATAAAAATGATACATTGGAAAACATTTATAAAACATTGGAGAGATAAAGAATTACAAGGACTAACAATAGTTGAAGCAGTTGAAAAGATTTTAGAAATGGAGGGAGAAAATGGAGTTTAAAAAAGCAAGTTTTAAGGAAATAGTGAAGCACAAAATCAAATGGATAGTTAAAATTTTGGATTATCCATTTAAGAAATTAGAAGAATTGATGTAGGAGGAGAAAGATGATTTTAAATTTTAGAACATTAAAAGCAAGTGAAATAGATGTAAAACCACAAACAGTAAAAGAAAATGGTTTTAGTTTATTGTTATACAAAAATGCTAGGGTTGATATGGATGTCTTAGATGAAACAGTAGGACCTCTTAATTGGCAAAGAAAACATAGTAGAGAAAATGCAAATTGCATTGTATCTATTTATGATGAAGATAAAAAAATATGGGTAGAAAAAGAAGATACAGGAACTGAAAGTTTTACAGAAAAAGAAAAAGGACTTGCTTCTGACAGTTTTAAAAGAGCTTGTTTTAACTGGGGAATAGGTAGAGAACTTTATACATCACCATTTATATGGATAAGTGATAGTAAATATATCAAAAAAAATAAAGAGGGAAAATTAGGCTTGACTGATAAATTTTCAGTTAAAGAAATAACTGTTGTAGATAAAGTTATCACTGAACTTGAAATAATAGATAGTAAAGGAACAGTTGTATTTTCTACTAAAGCTAAAAAAACAACTAAGAAAGAGCAAGACAAGGCTCAAGATTATTTGAACAGTCGTGATGGAATGATTGAAAAACTAAAAGAAAATCTTTCAAGTGATAAATTAGAAAAAGTTTTAAAGGCTTACAAAGTTGAAGAAATTTGGCAAATGAAAGATGAACAGTTAAAAGAAGCTTGTGAAAAAATATTTAAAAAATAAGGAGTGTGTAAAATGAAATTTTATGATGTAGCAAAAGATTATATTGAAAGAATGGAATATTTAGAACAAGGTATTAATGCAGAAACTGGAGAAATGACAGATAATGCAAATCAGTTAGCAATATGGACTGAGGAGCTAACACAAGATTTAAAAGATAAATCAGCAAATGTAATAGCAGTTGTCAGAAATCAAGAACTTACTATTGAGGCTCTTGATAATGAAATAGAAAGATTAAAAGCTATGAAAGATAACATTAAAAAGAAATTAGACAAGTTTAAGATTTATATTAAAAGCTCAATGCTTACTAATAATATTGAGAAGATAGAAACACCACTAGGAAATATTAAATTTACTAAGTCTACTACTACTGAAATTTATGATGAAAGTTTGATAGACAAGAAATTTATAGAAGTTGTTACTACTGAAAAAATATCTAAAGAAAAAATTAAGAAAGCTTTAAAAGCTGGGGAAGAAGTTCAAGGAGCGAGACTTGTTGAAAATAAAAATTTAAAGATAGGGTAGGTAAAAAAATGAATATAGTAATTTTAAAAGCAAGATTAACAAAAGATATAAACTTGTTGTTTAGTCAATCAGGAACACCTTATACAAGTTTTATAGTTGCAGTAAATAGATATAGTAAGGATAAAGATTTAACAGATTTTATACTATGCACTGCATTTAATAAGACAGCAGAGTTTATATCTGAATATTTTAGAAAAGGGCAAGAAATTTTAATTAGAGGTAATGTAAAAGTTGATAGTTATGAGAAAGATGGAAATAAGATAACTAGGCAATACATTATTGTAGAAAATGTTGAATTTGTTGGAAGTAAAAAAGATGATGAAAATAGTGCAAACAGTAACACAGAAGCAACAACTGATAATATTGATGAGGAATTTCCTTTTTGATTGTAGAAGATAGGAGTAGTTAAATGGAGAAATTAGGATATAGCAGACAAACACAAAAACTTATATATTGGCTTTTAGATGACTTTGCTAACTTTTGGCAAGGGAATGAAGCAGGAGCAAGACCATCATTTATAGAACTTGCATATACAAAGCAACTTATGAAGAGAGAGTTTACTAAAATCTATGATGGTTTTGATACTGTTAAAAATGCTCAGGCGTTCCTAATTTCTTCTATTTACAATAAGGATAATCTAACAGTAGACGAACTCACAGACAATGTAATAAGAGCATTACAGAGTCTAGCAATTCAAAATGGTGGATTTAGTTTATCATTAAATTCACTAACACAGAAACAAGCAAATGACTTCGTTAAATGGCTATTTGAAATGGCTATCTATTGGGAGATACCTTTAAGGCAAGAGATAAGAGATTTATTTGCTGAGGATTATCAGGATACTTTTATATGGGTAACTCTTAAAAAGAAGATTTGTTGTATATGTGGAAAGCCAGGAGAATTACAGCATTTTGACAGAGTTGGAACAAGTGGATATAAATCAGATACAGGGCTAAATTATAGAGTGATGTGCTTATGTAGAGAACATCATGATGAAGCTGATAACTGTATTTCAAGAATTGATTTTATGAGGAAATATCACTTGGCAGGAATATATTTAAATTCTGAACAAGTGAAAGAATTGAAAGGAATATATAAAGGACACTTTCAAGCATTTAAGGAGGAGTAAATGAAATATATAAAATTTAAATTTGGAGACGGAACTTATGAATTAATTAAATTAAAAAGCATTGAAGGAATACAAATAAGAGAAAACACAATCACAATATTAGTGACAAGTGGTAAAGACTACTATTATACAAAAGGCTCTGAAATGCGAAATTATATAAAAAATTTTGATGAAGTTAAAGAACTTCTATTAAAATCATCAGAAAATTAAAATCTAAGGTTGGACGATTTTGTTGATGTCGGCAAAATGTGTAGAAATATAATAAATTCAATAGTTTAACATATTGCCGACATCGGGAAGATGTTCAAAATATAGAAAATAGGAGGAAATAATGGGAATCAATATTAATCAATTTTATAAAAACATAGATTGCCCAAGAGAGTTTACTTGTGCTCATTGTGGAGCTCATGTCTATGTTACTGATGTTAAAGATAAAAGAGTAAAATACTGCTCTGCTGCTTGTGAAAAACAGTACTGGAGAGAAAAATCAAAACAAGATGCAGCTTATAAGAAAAGAAGCAGAGAAAAAACGCTTGGCATGAGAAATTATAGTAAAAAAGAAATCGCTATTAAATTATACAGAGAGAAAAAAGAAGCTGAGGAAACTGAAAATATAGGAGGGAAAAAATGAATACATTAGCAGATTTAAACACTAAACTTTTTGAACAAATGGATAAATTAAGTAAGGACGATATAAGTTCAGAAGAACTAGACAAAGAAATGGCTAGAAGTGAATCTATGATAAAGATAGCAAATGTAATTATAAGTAATGGAGATTTAGCTTTGAGAGCTGCTAAATTTAAAGATGATATGTTAAATGCTG